GTATATATTTAATAGTATATACAACATTTGAGAAGTCCTCATGGATTTTTCTACTTTTAGTACTTTTTGTTGTTACTTAGAGCTTATATTTATCGAAGAATTTAATTCGACGATTTTATACCATCTTCATAACATTTATTATTTTAAAAGTATGTTAGAATTATTTTTATTTCTGGCTGACCAGATTAAAATTAGTTTTACATGATCTTTCTCAATATGATAAAATTGTCTGTTTTCTCATTCCAGCTAAAATGTTACCCCATTGTTAAACCAATAAACCTTAGTTTACCTAAACTTTAAATAGGAGGCACCTGAACCATATTCAGGATTTTGTGCGATACTTTCCAATAATTTTGGTTAGATCGATTAAGACTTTGATAAGTCACATTATTACTCCATCTGTACACACGGATATATTTAAGTCGGAGCTCTTATTCTATGAAGAAGAACTTACGTGAATGTTATTAACGAAAATACAAACAAGATTTATGTCTATTATAGGCGCGAGAAATTAGTACACTCAAAGGAGTGTCAGAATAGAACGTGGTTAGAAAGATATAGTTTCTGATGTAGAATAGTTTTTATCACATAGAGCCTGACGAACCAAACGTAAATAATTTCAATTGATACCTACACGTGTGATGCTGATAGAAAATACCGATTAGATAAGGATTCGACCTTCTTACTCGATGCGGAATTTGTTTTCTAAAAAGCTGGTATTGTACCCAACGAAATCATGTTTAATTTAAAAAAGAAACAACGACAAAAACCAATCGTAAGAGATTTAAAAATCTTAGTACCACTCTTTACTGAAAAGAGTATAGAAATTGTAAATCAACAACTTTCATTAGCAAAGACACAAAAATCTTTGGACAATATGTCTAAAGATTTGGTGACGTGTCCTCAATGCTTGGAATTTTATGATTTCTGTTTTTGCGATGATCTATATGAATCTAGTAGTGTCCCGACCGCTAATTACAGGGGCGTTATTAGTTTCAAAAATGTATTATACGCAAGACATATACAACACAAAACAACCATGAAACAGCTTTTGAATAAGATGAGAGTTGTTCCTCAATCTATAGCTGAATTGTTCTGTGGTGTAAACGAAGGTCACTTTCAAGCTATCGCGAATGATACTCGTGCTGGCATTAGTGAATTTCGTACACTAGCTCCTAAAGTAGACAAGACTTTAGATGAAGTTGAAGAGATGTTATCTCATATCAATTCAAAGATGCCTGAGTTAGGTGTCACTATGGGAGCTTTCAATTCCACTCTGGATAAACTAAGTGGTGCAAGTGAAGCAATCAATAGTGGATCTGAAAAAGTAGGAAATTACAAAGATTTTGCTTTAGGATCTATTGTTTTGTCTACAGCTCTTTATTGGTCATTTGATATGACTGATTTAAAAAGGATAGGTGCATTGATTTGCACATTACTTGCTTTCAAATTTCTGGCTACTACAAGTTTCATGGACAGGATGAAAACTCTTATCACTGGTGTGGTAGAGTATGTCTATGAAATTTACAACAGAATTTTTGATAAAGATACTAAAGGAACAGATGAGGGGCCTCTTGTTGTTCCTCAAATTGGAGTTGAAGAGCTTGACACCTTTAGTGGTTTAATATCCACCGGAATTGCAGCAGCTTCTGCTTCCAAGTTAGACACTTTCACAACTGGAACTATAACAAAAATTCTAGCTGATACCTCTAGGTCAAAAAGAGGTTTAGAAGATTGTTTAAAAGCAATTCTTAAATGTTTTGAAGCAATAGCCAATTTTGTTAGAAGGAAGTGTTTTTCTTTACCAAATATGAGACTCTTCGACTCTTCAAGTACAGAGATCGATGATTTCTTAGATGAACTCAGTGAATTTCACAATTCTGATGTTAATGGTACTTTACCAAAGACTGTTACTACTTACAATAGAATCATTGATTTCATTAAGCGAGGGAAGGTTATAGTTAAAAATATTCCTAGAGATAAAAACTCAGAAGGATTTTTGAGATTAGTTAACATCGAAATGAAATATTTGAATGATATGTTCGTTGTTTTCAAGAATTTAAATTTCACAAAACAAGGAATAAGACAAGAACCAGTCGGTATAATCTTTCAAGGTGGTGCCGGTGTGGGGAAATCTATTACTGTTATGCACCTTTCAAATGCTCTGTGTGCCGCTCTTCTTCCTGATGACGAATATTCAGAGTTTCTAGCTAGCGCCAGTACTAAGATTTCTATCCACACTCCTGAAACTAAATTTTGGGACGGTTACAAACAGGGATCTTTGATAACTGTCATAGATGATTTTGGTCAAGCTGTGGACATTCCCGGTGTTCCCGATAATGAGTACCTTAAGGTCATTAGAGCTGTGAACTCATATGAGTATATTATGCACATGGCTAAACTTGAAGAAAAGGGCACTACTTTTTTTGACTCTAAATTTTTCTTATGTACAACAAATTTAGTGAAATTTGATTCGAAGTCGATTGTTTCCAATGAGGCTTTGAATAGACGTTTTCCAGTTAGATACATTATCAGTATTCTACCTGAATTTTGTACTGATGAGACGGCACATTTGGACCATTATCATCGGAAAATTGATCCAAAAAAATTACCTATTAGAACCCACAAAGGGAAAAACTATGGTAGTCTGTGTCCCAGTGTGCAGATTTTCGTACCTTCAGATAATAATGGTCTGCCTTGTGGTCCACCTATTAACTTTGACGAGTTTGTAGAAGTTTGTATAAATGAACACAATAAGCGTCAGAAGTGGCAAGAAACTCAAGATGTTGAGTTTGTAGAGACAAGAGACAGATATAGAAGTTCTAGAACTCCTCCTTTAGATCAAGATATATTCTTTGATGCTGAAGATACTATTGTTCCTCAATCTGGAGATTTTTGGAAACGCTCTGAGGATATCGCCGGGACGGCTTATGACTCAGAATGTCCATCTAAGGTTGATAGTAATTTTACGGATAATGAATATATGAAGTCTTTGTTAGAAGAGTATTCTCCAGCTTATGTTAAAACTGCTGTCAGTCTTCTCGATGAAGAAAGAGATAGAGAGATGCTTTTCAATGCCAAGAAAAAACATGGCTTTGTATACGATGGTCCGTTGTTGATTTTCCATATAAAGTTGTTACAATATTACAATAAAGGATGGATTAGTGCAGTCAGGTCAAGACAGTGTGATAAGTTCCTCACTGATTTTGTTGTTAACAATCCTGTCTTAGATTTTGAGTGGAAAGCACATAAAGTTTTTCAGCCAGAAGGTATTCGTAAGAAGTTTGATGAACTTTCTAAGACTATACACAATAAAGTCAGAGATTCACACCCTATCTTGGAATTTGTCCTTGAATTTGTCAAACAAATGCCTTGGTATGTAATGATATTGTCTTTAGTTGCTGTTGCAATCGGATTGCTCAATGCACACAAGTTTTATAAAATTCTTTTTGGTCTACTTGGGAAAGTGTATGACACAGTTACTTCTGTATTTACTTCTTTCTTTAAGAAAGATGGAGAGTTAACGGAAGAATCTTTGTCAAAACCTACAATGCATACGCCCAAGATGGGTTCTGCAAGGTATATTGTCGATCAAAAAGAAGCAAAAGGGCTTGTTACTCCTCAGTCAATGACAGATCTTGATAAGTCTGGCTATGACTTGATGACAAGTGTATTGAAAAAGAGTTGGTATAAGATTGAAATGGAACATAAACCAGACTGCAATGAGTTTAAACTCTTAGGCGCTTGTTTAGCCGTGAAAGGTAGGGTTGTATTGATGCCATATCATTTTATACGTAAGTTCATTGATGGTGTGAGATCTGTTCCTGAAAACCAAAATGCAAAGCTTAGAATGTATAAGGACTTAGGTGGTATCAGAAACTCTGTGTATACTTTTACTGTTGGCGATTTTATTCGCGGACATGAAGTAGGAGACCTAGTACATAATGACCTTGTTCTTGTAGAATTACCTGATACGTTTCAGTTGGGAGCTGACAGAACAAAGAATTTTGCCCTAAGAAGTGATTTTTCTTCACATATTACTAATATTCCATTCACTATGAGAACGCCACAAACGGAAAGTGATGTGGTATTTGGTGATTTTGCAACTGCTGTAGATAACACTGTCGTCACAAGCAAAGACTTGGGATGTAAGTATGAAATCCGGAAGGGATATAGATACAGAGGATTCACCAATGGTGGAGATTGTGGAGCTATTATGGTAGTGTTGGATAACAAACAACCTACTAGGAAGATTTTTGGAATGCATGTAGCAGGTGTGTCAGACAAATATGTCACAAATGGTTATTCTTATTCTGCATCTGTATGTCAAGAAGATCTACTGAATGATTTGAAAGCTTTTAGATTTTCTCCTTGTAAGGAAGAATCGATAGTAGTCGAAGAATCAGACATTCAGTTCGGAAATGGAAGGTTTTCCACTATTGGAGCCCTTAAAAAATCCCCTAATGCTGTTCTTGTAACATCATTGAGGAAATCTAAGTTATATGGCATACATGGAGAGGTTGATATGGAACCGTCATTGCTTCGGCCCATGGTTAATGAGGAAGGTGTCACTATTGATCCTTTTGAAGTTGCCTTGAGCAAATATTGTATCAATTCATCTCTAGACTATGACTCTAATGTCATGAGTAAAGCTTGGAATGATTATTATATTAAAATCATGAATATGCCTCATCATGTATCTCCACGAGTACTTGATCTTAGGGCTGTTCTTGATGGTAATGATATTTCAGGACAATTAGAATCAATTACTTCCAGTACTAGTGCTGGGTATCCCATGAATTTAACAGGTGCGGACAATTTAAAGAAGAATTATTATTCTTCTGTTATAGGTTCTCCAGAAAGAGAAATTGCTTTTAAAGCAATTGAAGAAAAAGTACAAGAGTTTGTATCAAAATTAAATGAATTCATAGTTCCTGAGGTCATTTATACTGACAATTTAAAAGATGAGAGAAGACCTAGAGCTAAGGTTCAGTCTGGGAGTACCAGATTATTTTCAGGTTCTCCTTTTATTTTTCTATTGACTGTTAAGATGTATTTTGGGGATTTCAGTCTACAATATCAAGAGAACAGAATTGATAACGAAAGTGCTATTGGTGTCAATCCTTACTCCAATGAGTGGGACAGGATTGCCAGATCTTTAAATGTATTCGGCGATGGTAAGAATAAAGGAGCAGGTGATTATACTGCTTACGATGGTTCTCATAGTCCTGTCATTCAACTACTTATTTTAGATCTGATTAATGAGTGGTATGACACTTTCCAAGATGATCATATTCGTAGAGGTCTTTTTACTTGTATTACTCACTCTGTCCATGTATACAGAGGTATTGTATATGAGTGGGTCGGTGGAATGCCTAGTGGTAACCCATTGACTACGTTGCTTAATTGCATGTATAATTCTCTTGCCTTTCGTTACTGTTGGTATAGACAAGACTACAATAGACCTCTTTTCGATTCAAAAGTAAAATTGTTAGTAATGGGGGACGATAATCTTTTTTCGGTTCACCATGATTATCATGACTTCAATGAATTGACTTTACCAGATCTCATGAAAGAGATTGGATTGAAGTACACTCCTGAAGACAAGACAGCTCTCTTAGAGACTCCTTTTAGGAGTTTAGAGGATATTGAATTTTTGAAAAGAAGTTTTGTTTTCGAACCTCTCGTGAGTTCTTATATTGCACCATTGAGATTCTCTGTAATTAAGGAGATGATTGAATGGACAAAGAAAGGTTCAGAAAGTGATAAAATTACTGTAGAGAACGTAGTTACTGCTCTATGTGAGGCTAGCTTGCACGGCAAAGAGAGATACGATGCGTATTCTAAACTTGTTATTCCTTTAGTGAAAGAACATTTCCCTACTATGGAACCTTCCAAGCCTTGGATTGTTCCTCACGCGGATAGAATGTATGGAGTTTTGAACTCTCGTACTTTCTTTCTATAAGTAAAAGTACCGTCCACATCAAGACATTAAACTGATGAAGGTTGTGACTTACACACATCTCGTCTAGATGTAAATAGCCGAGGGTGGTGACCAACACCACGTGTTTACTGCGGTATAAGGAAATTAAAGTCTTGTCTAGACTATATTAGCCAAGGGTTGTGACCAACACTATGAGAAATCAAGGATTCTGCGTGATCTTGCACTTACAATATATGGAGTAAAATTGTTTGTGTATTGCTGTAGAATTGTCAAGGTACTATTTAGTTTCGGTGTCCTTTGGAGCAGTCCTCCTAAACACCTATTCTCCAAATTTCGTACGTTGTACAGACGTCGTGCGATCTTAATACTTCTGGCCTACCAATCAAAATAACACACCCGAAGAGAGCGGTAATAATTTCTCTCAAACAAATGTGGAAGCAAATGCAACATCGGAAGTGCAAGCTACTACAATATTCAATGATGATGCTGGTATTACTACCAGCTCTATTGATAATCCAGTGTCTATCTATAAAAAGATGTTCACTTCTTCTTCCGATAATTTTGATCAGAATATTCAAACTTTCTTATCAAAACCAGTTATACTACAAAGTGGATCTTTGGGTGTAGCTGATGGGGTATCAACATTTCCCACTATGTTGATGCCCAGTACTTTGATCCAGACCTTTTCTACGATCAATAATAAATTACAAGGGTATTTAGGAATCAGAGCTACTATGGTATTTAGACTCCAAGTTAATGCAAATCCTTTCCAGCAAGGAAGATATATGTTGACTTGGGTTCCTTTAGGAGGAACAGGTGTGAGTATCGATACTATTCCTGTGCATTATAATCCCCATGTACAATCTCTTGTTCAGAGATCAACTTTGCCTCGTGTCGAGCTTGATTTAGCATGTGATACTCATGTGGTTTTGAAAGTTCCATTTGTTTCTAACAAGAACTTTTACCCTTTAGCGGGACAAAGTAGTGCTGAGTTTTTTGGTTCATTAGGTTATCTCACTTTATTCCCTTATGTCCCATTAAATGGAGTAGTAAATCTGACAGCTGGATATACAATTTGGGGACATTTTGAAGATATTGAGCTTGTCGGTGTAACTGTTCCACAATCAGGAGCTGGTTTCAGTAATACTGAAAAAGAAGCTAAATCTGTAGGTATCCAACCTATATCAAATTCTTTAGCTTTGATCTCAAAGGCTTCTGGAACTCTATCCAAAGTACCATTTATTGGAGATTATGCCATTGGTATTTCGTGGTTGTCTGAGAGGTTATCTAAGACCGCTATGATCTTCGGATGGTCAAGGCCTGCTACACTGGAACCTGCAAAAAGAATGATTAGAGGTACGCTTCATGATTATTGCAATGTTGATGCCGTTGATTATTCTCAAATGTTATCTTATTCCACGAAAAATCAGGTTCATGTCCTACCAGGGTTTTCTGGAACCAATACTGATGAAATGGACTTCTCTTATATTACGTCCATCCCAGCTTATGATCAAATTCTCACTTGGAATTTCACCGATACTACAGGAACCAGAAAGATGACCAAAAAAGTTTGTCCGTTGGAAAATGTTGCTACAGTGGCTTTAGCTTTTGGAGGAGTTCTTGCTAATAACTATAAACCAATTGACTTTGTGTCCAGGCACTTCACATATTGGAGAGGATCCATAGTCTATACTTTTAAGTTTGTTAAGACGAATTTTCATTCAGGAAGATTGGCTATTTGTTTTGCCCCTTTTGAGGATATTTCTTCGGCACCTACGACCATGACATTACCATTGACGGCTTTTACGCACAGACATATTGTTGATATTAGAGAAACTAGTTTAGTTACTCTTACTGTACCTTATATATCTTCAACTCCCTTTAGGAATACTATTGCTGGGAATGGAAATAGTACTGGTCTTATAGAAATTTACGTCATTGATCCATTAACGGGACCTTCTACTGTTGCAAACAGTATTCCCATAATTGTTGAAATCTCTGCAGGACCAGATTATGAATTGGCTGTTCCTAGAGCACTGAATCATGCTCCAGCAGTTAATATTGTTCCTCAGAGTGGTGCGGGATTCTCTAATACCACATCTGCTTGTGAAATGACTGATACGACGTTAGGAGTTTCTCAATTGAGTTCAGACGATCATTTGAATGCTGCTGCTTGTGTAGGAGAGAAAGTTAGTTCTTTTAGAACTCTTTTAAAGAGTTTTAATTACTTACCTTTTCAAAATGCACCTGCTGCTGCTAATAAATTCCTGAATGTAGCTCCTTTCAATGTTCCCGTATATTATGACATAGCAGTTAATGCTCCATCATCTCAAGTTGGTGATTTATATTCTGTTTTGTCCTCTATTTTCCTCTTCAGTAGAGGATCTGTTAGACTTAAAGTCAATATGGCGGGTATAGGAACTTCTAATGTCTTTTCCTCTTCTCTGTATAATGCTTCAGCTGCGGCTTTGTCTATTTCAGATTTATCAGCCCTTAATGGGTTGGGTTTCTCTGGAACTACTGCTGATAGCACATCTAATGTTCTTCGAACTTACTCACACATTTCGCAGAATTTGTGTGCTGAGGTTCAAGTGCCACAATATAACATGATGCATTCCAGAGTTAATTGGGAACATTTTGCAAACGTCAATATAACGACACCAGTTTATAGTGGTAGATCAAAGTCTGTAGTTTCATTTATGAATCTTGGACTTAATCTATCTCCTACTACAGCTTTACATAGAGCTGGAGGTGATGATGCTAACTTCGGTTTCTTCATTTCCATTCCTCCTCTGGTTAGTATTATGTCTGGGGTTGTTCCTACCTGAGTTAGTCCTCGTTAAAAGATAAAGTGTGTTGGTATACTTAATATCAACGGCATGGGAATGCCTTTAATTCCCCTTAGTTGTAAAGCTTTATGGTTTGCTTTACAATGACTAGAAATAACGTCCATTGAAATAACGTTGTTTTTGGGAGAGACTTTTAGTCCACCGATGTCAATCATTGCTTAGTTGCAAGTTTGTCCACAAGCCCCTTTCGGGGTTCGGTGGACTTTCTTGGTCTCAACTAACCATAGACATCACTCTTAATAATGAAAGAGTCGTTGGATGCTGTGACCTCATAGGGCGCAGTGTTCGACATTTTATTCTAGCAAAA